TTTTATTGGATATGGTCAACTATGCTCTATGGGTACTGTTATAATACAAGCTGCCGATAGACGCTTAATTACTTATAACTCTGCTTTTATGGTTCACTGGGGTAGTAGCGAGATAAGCGGGTACTATTTAAGTTCTCAAAACCTTGCCGACTTTGAAAGATATACTGCACAACAAATGATAGAAATATATGCAGATAAATGTCATAAGACAGGAGAGTACTTTAAAGAGCGTGAAAATAGTTTATCTAAAACTAAAGCATACATAAAAAGAAAACTAGGGGGTGGCGACTGGTACATGACAGCGGACGATGCTGTGTATTACGGGTTTGTCGATGGAATTTATAAATGAATAAAAAATTAAAACAGATTGATGAAGCGTGGTTAAAAATAGATGTCAATGAAGACGAACTATTTAACCCAATGTCGCTACTTAAAGCGTCAGAAGAAGACTATCATTTAAAACTTACTTGGTTGATGACTCGACCTGAGTATTTTTCATTTCTTGTAAAGCATATATTCAATATAAACTTACTACCTTCTCAGGCGCTTATATTATCAGAACTATGGAACAGAAAGTTCCCCATGCTCATAGCAAGTCGTGGTTTTGGTAAATCATTTATGCTGTCACTATATGCTATGCTAAGAGCGGTTCTTTTACCTCAAAGAAAAGTCGTCGTAGTTGGCGCTGCGTTTAGACAGTCTAAAGTTCTTTTTGAGTACATGGAAACCATTTGGAACAATTCTCCAATTCTAAGGGATATATGCGATGGAAACTCTGGACCCCGTAGAGATGTTGACCGTTGCGTTATGCGTATTAATGATTCAAGGGTCACTTGCTTACCTCTTGGTGACGGGCAAAAAATTAGAGGCCAAAGAGCTAACGATATTATTAGCGATGAATTTGCTTCCATACCTCGCGATATCTTTGAAACGGTTGTTGCAGGTTTTGCTGCCGTAAGTTCAGACCCAATCGAAAATGTTAAAAGGTTGGCAAGAGAAAAAAAGGCAGCAGAACTAGGAATACAATTAGAACTAGACGATGAAGCAAAATTAGATAAAAAAGATAATCAAATCATTTTAAGTGGTACTGCATATTACGATTTTAATCACTTTGCAGATTACTGGAAAAGATGGAAGTCCATAATAAAAAGTAACGGCAAAAAAGAAAGACTAAGGGATGTATTCGGTGGGGAAGATCCACCTGAAAACTTTGACTGGACAGAATACTCTATAATTAGAATTCCATACGAGTTACTACCAGAAGGTTTTATGGATGCAGCGCAGGTCGCAAGATCCAAAGCAACTGTTCATGCTGGTATCTACCAGATGGAGTTCGGAGCAGTGTTTACTCGCGATTCTGAAGGATTCTTCAAGAGGTCATTGATAGAATCTTGTGTGTCAAATAAAAAGGAACCTCTGAAAGACGCTTCCGATCAAGATATAATATTTGAGGCAAAACTTATAGGTGATCCAAAAAAACAATACATATTTGGTGTTGACCCTGCTTCCGAGGTCGATAACTTTAGTATTATTGTTTTAGAATTAAACGGAGATCATAGAAGAATAGTACATTGTTGGACAACCACAAGGTCCGAACATAAAGAAAAAATCAAGCGAGGTTATTCTACTGAGAAAGATTTCTATGCATATTGCGCTAGAAAAATTAGAGATCTCATGAAAAGGTTCCCTTGTATACACATCGCTATGGACGCGCAGGGTGGTGGTATTGCGGTAATGGAATCGTTACACGATGACGATAAGATACAAGAAGGCGAGAGCGCTATTTGGCCTATAATTGACGAAGACAAACCCAAAGAGACAGACGACGAGAAAGGGTTACACATACTTGAAATGTGTCAGTTTGCAAAATACGACTGGTTAGCAGAGGCAAATCATGGGTTAAGAAAAGACTTTGAGGACAAAACTTTGCTGTTTCCAATGTTCGACTCCATTACTTTAGGTATTTCAAACGTGGACGACGGAATGAAAGGTAGAATGTATGACACATTAGAAGAGTGTGTTATGGACATAGAAGAACTAAAAGACGAATTAGCGATGATCCAAATGACCCAAACCTCAAATGGTAGAGACAGGTGGGATACACCAGAGGTAGTTGTAGGTGCTGGCAAAAAATCGAAGATGAGAAAAGACCGTTACTCGTCATTGCTTATGGCAAATATGGCGGCTAGAGTGATATCTAGAACTAGAACTCCTGAAGAATATCAGTTCTTTGGAGGGTTTGCCTCTAGTCTTCCAAGCGATTCAGATCAAAAGAAAAAAGGAAACTTGTATAGTGGTCCAAATTGGTTTACAGAAAATATGAAGGATATCTATTAATCTGTGTATAATATAATACCATTTGAATTACAGTCTAACTACCTTAAAGGCACAAGATGAAACCAGAAAATTCTTTAATAACTTGGAACGACGAATCTTCAAAAGCAAAGGCAATGGAGGAGTTCTCTGAGTCTCTAGACAGTTACAGTGGTATCTCTAAAGGTAATCACTACAGAGACTTCAAAAACATCGAGCCCAACAGAACCGTTAGACCCGGCTTTACTGGGAATGATTATTATTCTTTTCGACCAGATGAAAAGGTTCCACAAAGACAAAAACGTGCAATTAAGATGTGCATGGATGCTTACGATAAAGTTGGAATCATCAGGAACGTTATTGACTTGATGGGTGATTTCGGTTGTCAAGGTATAAACATAGTTCATGAAAATAAAAGTGTTGAAAAGTTTTATCAGCAGTGGTTTAAAAAAGTAAGCGGAAAAGAAAGATCTGAAAGATTTTTGAATTTACTTTATAGAGCGGGTCAGGTATTTACATACAGAAGTTATGCAAATATAACACCTGAAGTTACAAAATACATAAAATCTATGGGTAAAGATATAACAGTAGAAGTACCAAACTTTGAAAGAAACCAAGTGCCTTGGAGGTATAATTTCTTCAACCCCCTTTCCTTAGATATAAAAGATAGTCAAA